TCTCTTGGCTAAATACCCTGAGTTGGATAAATCTGCTGCTGATGCGGCTGACGTAGGATTCTTTTCTGCTCAACTAAAACAACAGCTTATGTACCGAACTGCGGTTGCGGCTGCATCAGAATTGGTTCCCCAGATAAAGGGTGACAATCCACAGCAAGCTGTGGAGAAACTGATTCAAGAATTAGAGGCGGTAACCGCTACTGTCGATGAAGATATTGAGTTGTATGACTCAGGTAGCCTACAGAGGCTAGAAGAGTACGCTGAGAGGCTCGCACAGCGCAAGGACAGGTCTTTAGGTATGTTGGGCATACCTACGCCCTTTAAGACCTTAAATAGGCTAGGTGTAGGTTGGATGCCGGGGGAACTTTATTCCCTGTTTGCTAGACCTACAGTGGGTAAGTCATTTATGTCTGTTAAGGTGGCAGCGGTTGCTCTCAAGCAGGGATATAAAACACTTTTAATTTCTACGGAAATGCCTGTAAAAGCCATGTCTATGCGTATGGACGCATTCTTAGGTAAGTTAATGGGGTACGAGTTTTCCCTGACTAAGCTACGAAGAGGGGAAGAGGGACTAAACGTAGAGGCATATGAAAAGTTTCTAACAGAGATGAATTCTAATAATTTGTTGTTCCCTCATCATCTTGGGTTTGATGCGTTAAACATTTCGACTATTCGTAACTTAGTGAGAAAATATTCTCCTGATATCCTAGTGGTTGATGGGGTTTATCTGCTTAGTGATGATTCGAACAGGGCAAAGTGGGAGCAAAATGATAACCTGTTTAAGGGTTTGAAAAATATTGCTATGGCACATGAGATTCCAGTATTCTGTACTACCCAAGCGGGTAGAGAAGCTGTAGACCTATTTAAGCCTCCTAAGTTGAATCAAGTAGCTAACGGGGATGCTTTAGTACGGGCAAGTGATATAGCGTTCGCTATGAGCAAAGTAGAAGAAGACGATAATCTAAGATTCTTGTACTACATGAAGCAGAGAGATGATGCAGAGATAAAAGATCGAAGTATCATGAAGTGGAATGTGGATGTTGGGGATGTACAGGAGTTAATGCAGGAAGACCTTCAAAAAGAAGTTTTGAATAATGTCAATTTCTGATATCTACATTTATAGTGATGGGTCTTGTAGAGTGAACCCCGGTGGGGTAGGCGGTTGGGGTGTAGTAATTACTGACGTTGATGAGAATATATTATATACTTTGTCAGGAGGAGTTCCTAATACCACGAACAGTAGGATGGAATTAACCGCTGTTATAGAAGGGTTAGAGTTAGTATATTTACAGTCGTTAAGTAACAACGTCACTTTGTTATTGGATAGTACATACGTAATAGATAAGGGCCAAAAAGATCACCCTCCTTCCCAAAATAGGGATTTATGGCAAAGGTACTTGACATTGAAGCAAAAAATTGGTATACTGAAGTTCATTTGGATTCCCGGTCATAAAGGGCATCCCCTGCAAGAGATAGCGGATACCCTAGCCACCAACGCTTCGGGAGACTTAAAAGAATGGTTAGTAAAAAAACGTCGGAACAGGAAACGGAGTTTCAACTTTACCCATGGGAAGACATCCTTAACGAAGCAGGTTTCGACACCGAAGACTCTTATGGAGGTATTTCGGGACGAGGAGCCCAACGAGTCTTTAGATGCCCCTTTCACGACGATAGATCGCCATCTCTCTCTATAAATCTAGAGAGTGGACAATGGATATGCTACGTAAATTGTGGGGCAGGAAGTCTAGATGCGTTTGTTTCCAGATTTACCGGGTGGTCACAACTCCAAACTGATATATTTATCCGTAGATTTACGGAGAACATTGAGTTTAGTTTAGAGGATACTTGGCACGAGAAGCGTCAAGAAGACTTTCCCTTAGAAGAAGTTATCGTAGATTATACGAAAGGAGAGGTGCCTAACTGGATTTTTGATAGAGGGTTCACAGCAAAAACTCTGATTGACGCTGAGGCTGGTACAAACGGTCGTGGAGGATTAGTTCTTCCCATCAGAGATGATAGAGGTGTTACAGTAGGTAGTGTGACCCGGCAACCCGTCGGGCATCAACCTAAGTACTTATACAGTTTTGGCTTAAAAAAGAGCAAAATCGTTTATGGACTGTATAATGTAAATGAGTCTAGCTCTGTTTGTCTAACTGAAGGCATACTTGACACATTATGGCTTAAACAACATAACTTCGAATCACTAGCAATACTTGGGGCTTCCTTGTCATATAAGCAAGAGTCCCTCCTCAATTCACTTCATACCTCCGAACTGATTCTATGTTTGGATAATGATGAAACAGGAATCGCCGCTTCACAGCGGATTGCTGCTAAATTATCGAAGCGTAGGTTAGTCAGTTTCGCTAGACTCCCTGAGGGTTATAAAGACATTCAGGAAATTAGGGATGTAAATCTGTTACATTCCGTAATAGCTAACCGAACCGAATTAGGTTTGGAAGGGAGTTTACAATGGTAAGTGGTGGAATTGCAGGAATCAGTAACCGAGCGGATAAGGAAGAGCAAGAACGCTCTTCTCGTCGTGGCCCCGGATCAGAACTGTGGCTATATGATGGTGACATTGCTCAAGTTACTATAGTTCCCTCAGGCGACCCTGAGGATCACCGTATCCAAGACTTTTCAACATATCGTGCAACAGGTATGGGACGCAATGGAGCGTATACCTATGACGCTATGGCAGAAGGAGTTTCCTCTAGCGGTCAGTTTAAGGCCGTAGAGGTAGATGCGGGTACTCAGCTTAGGACTAAGTTTGGGGTATGGCTATACGTAGAGTCTGTGATGCGGAATCCTAATAACACTAAAGCTCTAGCGAAGAATTTTGGTGAGGATACGGTTGCATCATGGCCCACTGAGCAAACCCCTAGTGGAAAGGCTTTCCTCAAGCAAGAGGCAGGTAACTTCCAAATGTGGTCGCAAGGTTTTGGGCGTAGTAAGTATCTATGGAATCAGATTGTAGATATTTATGATGAGGATGGTTCGCTTAACCAACACAAGGTTCGTATTCGACGGACTGGTAGTGGTCGAGATGATACATCATACTCTATAAAAGCTACTAATGACGAAGGTTACGTGCCTTCTGAGGCGAATGGGCAGACTGCCAGTGAATTGGTTCGTCCAGTAGATTTCTTCTTGCATAAGGAGCAGTCTATTGCAGCAGCAATCGAAAAGCGCAATGCTGAATCTCGAACTACTACACTGCCTACGCATTCTCCAGCAACAGTAGAGAGTGAAGATCGTACACCATGGAACGTGAGTTCTTCGGATAATTCAGCCTTTACTACTGATACAGTAGTGGCAAGTCCAGAAGAATCGTTGTTTTAAGGAGAAAAGTTATGGGTTTTATGACCTTTGTAAAAAACCTCATTGTTAAGAGTGGGGGGTTAGGTTCAGATAATGGAACACACATCCTAACCGTAGAACCAACGCCAAGGAAAGTAAAAGTTCCTGCTGATACGGATCATCCCGTGGATAGGCGTAAGACTAGGAAGCGAAACGCTAAGGGACAGTTTGTACGAGACATTCGTAGAGACTTTCAGGCGTAGTACCGACCAAACATTGTGGAGAGGCAGGTAACACTGCCTCTCCTACCTGTACAGAATTGAGGGTGTAGGTGGATAAAATAATTGTAACTGCTGATTTGTTTGACTCTTCTATTAAGAGTTTAGCTGAATCTGACATGTTATTTTTAGACATCGAAAGTAATGGATTTCTATTCAATAGGAATACTTTATGTGGAGTAGGAATTTCTACCGCCACTAGTGAGGCGATGTATTTTCCTTTCCGTCATGCCGACCATCCAGAGCCCCTTGATAACTTATCTGACGATCACCTAGCTACATTACTGTCAACTATAAATAAAGCTAAGGTTCTTGTTGGTTACAATATCAAGTTTGACTTGAAGTTTCTAGAATTTGAAAATCCAAACCTGTTAACCATGCAGGACAAGGTTCTTATAGATGTTCTAGTTATGGTACGGCTTACTGAGAAGGCCAAGCATGAAAGGCTAGACCTTACTCACACTATTGCCCGTGAGTTTGGTGAAGGCGCAGCGGAGTATGACAAAACCTGTAAAGAATTTCTGAGAAAAAATAAGTGGAACAAAGATTTCTCGTTGGCTCCTATTAGCTTACTTGGGTTTTATTGTTGTGATGATGTGCTGTGGACTCGAAAATTATTTTTTTCTAGAAAATCTCAAATAGAGGCTACCCAACAAACACAAATTTGGGAGCAAAGCATTAAGCTTACCTCTGTTCTGTACCAAATGGAGTACAGAGGGGTTAAAATTGATAGCGAGTATGCTTCCGACGGGGCTAAACGAATTACTGCTAGACAAGAGGCCGTGTTAAAGCGAATCTATGATATAGCAGGACAAGAATTTAATGTCTCATCTAACCCCCAACTTGGTAAGGTGTTTGAATCTTTAGGTATCCAGTCTCCTGATGTAACGGAGAAGGGTAACCCATCTTGGGGAGAAAAATCTTTAGTTAAAATCGACCACGAGTTGGCGGGTCGAGTACGTGAATACAGGTCTTTAGGTAAGATGCTCAACACGTATATTGAACCCTTTTCCAACACAGATGTTCTTCACTGCACCTACTGTAATTGGGGAACGGTTACAGGTCGCCTATCCTCTAGAAATCCTAACCTACAAAATATTCCTAGGGGAATTATAAATACTGTAGAGCAGAACCTTAATGAGGAAGAAACTAAGGCCTTACAAGGGCGGCTAGAGGCTATAATCAAGGCCAACAAGGGTAGGATATCTCTAGATAATCAAGATATATCTGCATGGGCTTTTGTGGGAGGAGAATCGTTAGTGGAAGGTGATCCCACTAAGTTCTCAATTCGCAAGACCTTTATCCCACGAGAGGGCTATACATTATATGGTTTAGACTACAAGCAGATGGAGGTATGGGTATTCCTGTCGTACTTTATGAGTCCTGAGGAATTAGCGGCTCTTAAGGAGGAGGGAGTTGACCTTCACGATAATTCAGCCAAAGCTGCTTTTCATGTAGATGAAACCCATGAGGAATGGAAGTTTTATAGGCAAGCGGCTAAGAACCTTTCTTTTGGAATTCTATATGGCCTAGGGTTAGCTAACTTAGCTAATTCCCTAGACTGTACCATTCCAGAGGCTAAGACATATAAAAATAATTTCTTGGACGGGCTTCCCGGCTCTAAAGAATTTATAAAAAATGTTGTGAAGAAAATCACACTTACAGGCATGGTTCAAAACAGGTATGGTAGAAAATATTGGATTCCTGAGGACTTTGCGTATGCTGGTATAAATTATTTAGTTCAAGGCACTTCGGCTGATATTATGTCAGAACGAATGATTGCGGTGCATGAGTATCTGAAAGATAAAAAATCTTCTATGATTATGCAGGTGCATGATGAAATCCTATTAGAGGTAGCCACCGGGGAAGAATACATTGTAGATGCCGTAAAGAACTTGATGGAGGAAAACTCACTAGGGATTTCATTGCTAGTAGATGTGGAGATACACGATCCATCTTGGGCGCATGTTAAGGACGTATCAAAAGTAGAAGAACAGGAGCCAGAGTCTAATGTTCAAGAGTTATTGGAGGAGATACAAAAACTAAATGTAGATATAGAGTACTGGAAATCTAGGTATGAGTACGTTGAAGAGTTATTAGGATCAGTAGGAGGTACAGATGACATTTACGAAGACCGACTTGCCAAAGCTTAAGGCGTTTGTAGACCGCCATAATGAAGAAGATTTTGTAGCTATAGAGCATTCAGTTATAACTAACCTACTAACCACCTTAGAAGAGTTATGGGCTACTGAAGACTATAGGGACATAATGTGTGAATGCGCTGGTGGATATGGAAAAAAGTTAGGAGATACAGCTAAAGGGGCTGAAGTTGAACACAAGTATACAAATTATCGGGGCATGAAAGATCACTACGTACAAAATAGATAAGGATAGGAATATGAAAATAGATCAGTCACTAGGATTTACCGTCAATTTAGGCGACTACAATAATGCTAAGATAGAGGTATCCATCCGAGATATAGATACCGATAAAGACCTAGATACTCAAATGGCAGAAGCTAAGGTAGCCGTAAATAAAGCATGGCCTTTAGTTCTAGCCGCTGCTGATGCAGAAGTAGCAAAAATAAGGAGTATGGCCAATGGCTAAAACAAAAACAGAAGTTCCTCTTATGGAGCAACTCCTAAAAGGAATTGATGGGCTTACCGTAGCTTCGGATAAAGATTTTCAATTTGAGCGGATACCTTTTGGAATTCCCCAACTAGATAAACTTACTGGAGGAGGAATTCCTAAGAAGCGATTTACGCTGCTTACTGGTCAACCTAGCGGAGGTAAATCCTATCTTGCTATGAAGGCGGTGGAGTCCGTACAGAAGGAAGGGGGAACGGCTGTTTGGATTGATACTGAAATGTCCCTTGATGAGTCTTGGTTCCGCAAGTGCGGAGTTAACCCTGATTTGCTTCTAGCTTCTCAGCCAGAAAACGGTGAAGCAGCTATAGCAATTGCTAGAGCCTGCATGGAGGCAGGGGTAGACTTAGTAGTTATAGATAGTATTGCTGGCATGGTTCCCTCAGCGGAGTTGTCGGACTTTGATAAGAATCCTATGGGTTGGTTAGCAAGGTTTATCAACGATTCTCTAAGTCGGTTAATGAGCCGACTAAAACACGGATCAGCATTAATTTGCATCAATCAGCAAAGATCATCTATTGGGCCAGTTGCTATTAAAGAAATGCCGGGTGGAAAGGGACAGGTGTATTGGAACCATATGATGTTAGAGGTTAGACGAGCAGGGTGGATTGAGGACAAGAAAACCAAAACCAAAGAGGGTTTTGATATGGAAGTAACCTTGAAGAAGAATAAAACTTCTGCCGATCATTGGAGCAAGGTTGTGGTTCCTTTCAGAGTAGATGGTGGGATTGATACCATGGAAAGTTATATGCGTGAAGGCTTGGCATATGGACATATAAATCAAGCTGGAGCGTGGTATGAGTATCAAGGTAATAAAGTTATGGGGCTTAATGGATTGAAGGCTCTATTGTTAACGGAACAACCTGAATTAGGTGATAACCTTAAGGAGCAAGTAGATGCCTCTCAACATTCAGCAAGCTCCAACGGAAATGACCCCTCAGGAAGTGAAGATAGCCAACTACTTAAGTGAGTTAGGGCTCAGATGGGAATCTCAAAGACAAATTGGAAAATATTTTGTAGATTTTTGGGTAGCTGAAATAGGAACTGTTATCGAAGCCGACGGAGTTTATGGCCATTTTTTAAAAAAAGATCAAGAGCGAAATGAGTTTTTGCTAGTTAATGGGGTGGACTCTGTAGTACACATAACTTCTGAACATGAGCAAGACATTCGTAAAGATATTGATGGATTTTTAGAAGAATTGGCTAACGACGTAAAGGATAGGATTTAATGGGCGTAAAAGAGATAACTGAAAATGTAACTAAGTCTTGGGAGACTAAGGACTTAGGTCGGTTGTTGGTTGAACAGATTGACAAGCGGTTGGCCCACCCCCAAAAAAGTACTAGTAAAAATAAATTCTTTGTGTCCGCTATAGGTAATCCCTGCGATAGGTACTTGTGGCTACACTACAATGGGCTGATCCCACAAAAATCCATTCCAGCCAATTTGCAAAGGATATTTGGGGTAGGTAGTTCTGCTGAGGATAGGTATAACAAGTACTTTGGGGATATGGTCATAGACAGAGAACAGGTTTGTCGTATAGATACACCTATCATGTTATCAGGACGAGCCGACTTTGTTTTGCATAATGACGGAAAGTT